AAGCTATCGAAGGCCAGCAAGATGCCGTGCCGGTCGTGGTCACTGCAGGCACTGGATACGTGTCCAGCGTCCAGAGACGCAGACGGTAACCTAGTGCCAGCGTGTAGCGGATGCTACGCTACTACGGGTAACTACCGTTTCAAAAACGTCAAGGCCCCACGCGAGCATAACCGGCAGGATTGGAAGCGTGATACATGGGCAGATGACATGGTGTCAGAGTTGGACAACGACAGGTATTTTCGGTGGTTCGATTCTGGCGATATGTACGATATACGCCTAGCGCACAAGATCCTAGACGTCTGCGAGCGTACACCATGGGTCAAACACTGGATACCCACACGGATGTACAAGTTTGCCAAGTTTGGCACGGTTCTTGCTAGACTGCAGGCATTACCAAACGTAGTGGTGCGCTTGTCTAGCGACAGCATCACAGGCGAGACGATACAGGGTAGCACCACTAGCACGATTGCAACGCTTGACACAGTGCCACAGGGTGCGGTAGTGTGCGAAGCGTACACACGGGCGGGCAAATGTGACAAGTGTCGCGCCTGTTGGGACAAATCAGTGTCTGTAGTCTGCTACATTGGACACGGGCGCACAATGGAAAAGCAACAGCGAGACGTAATAGCGAGGGTATGATTATGTATTGGGATCGATTCGACATTTGCGAAGCGTGGTATGCCTTTTCTGTGGATCATCACAGGGGACAATTCTCGCCAGAGTACGCCATCATGGGCAGACTACAGGCAATGGGCTATCATCCGGGCTACGGTGGCGTGACGTATGACGCCTTGACAGACAACGGTAAAGCCATTTACGATAATCTAGTGCGACAACAGGAGCGATAGAGTATGATTGTTTTCGTTGGTGATTGGGTAAAAGCACAGGGCAAATGGGGTCAGGTTGTAGCGGTAGACGTTGGCTCCGATACGTTCGCTATGCTAGGCCACGATGGACTAGAGACATGGTGGGGTGCTTCTGTACCGGAAGAATACGAGGACCACGTGTCAAATTTACAGATGCAAAATAAACTACGGGACGCAGGCTTATGATAGAAATTGAGACAGTCGACAAGGGTTACCCAGCGTTTGCCCTGTACTACAGGAGCGAGAACAACGGCAAGTGGTACGAAGAGGGAGTATTTACAGACGAATGGGCGGCACAGGATGCCATGTGCGAGCATATCCGGTTGCACTCAGATCTAGACTGTGTTATAGTCCGTCTCAGTGTAGCGCGTGAATACAGGGGATACAACAACCCCGTAGATATGGAGGGTTGACTAGTGGAATCTGATATAGTATGGTTATGGGGTTTCGGTTGTATTGTACTGGTAACATGGCTAATATTTAGCGAGGAGGGTTTATAATGAGCATACGATACGGGCAACACCAAACGGAAACACAGGTAGACTGTGAGTGGGCTACGCTGGACGTAGTAATCCACTGGACGCTAGACAGGGATGATTATCAGGATCTAGTGACTATTGATAAGATCACAGTAGGCGACAGGGATTTACGCGAGGGATGGAACGTGGCATATTTTGAGGATATAATTCACGAGGAAGTTTTAGCGGGTGAAGATTACCTACCGACAGACCATGGAGACTAAGCCATGAATGACCGTCTACTGGCAGCAGTGACCACGGCAGTGCAGATGTACAGGGGAGCGTATACAATGGCTGAGGCGCTCTCCTACGCAACCGTGACGCATGATCTAGACGACTTTGAGCAGGAAGATTTACCCGTCATCGTGCGAAATCAATTGGCGAGACTCAAACTACAGCTAGGGGAGAATTTTTGATGGAAGTGCTGGCAGTGTTGTTAGTGACGGGATGTTTTGTTATACTGGCATATTATACATTTGGAGACTGATTTATGCAAGATTACAACGAACCTGATCTGTCGCAGGAGCAGATGGTACAGGATTTGACAGAGTTTGAGTTTAACTTTATAGACTTTGCCACTGTGGTTTCTCTGGCTAGAGGCGTAATCAGGAACCGCTACAGGGCTAAGAGCTACAACGAACTGTGCAAAGCATACGCACAGGTGTTCGGTCCGGAGGATAACGGATGACCAGCAAGCGTATGGACTGGATCATAGCCACAATAGTGTGCGTACTGTTTCCGCCTGTTTTACCCATGACACTTCTGGCAGTACTGGTTCTGTCAATATCTAATGGATTCAAAAGAGAGGGGGGTAAAACGGATGAGGTGTAAAGCGTGTGACGTGATTCTAGATGATCTGGAGATCCTAAAGAAAGACGCAAACGGCGTACATTACGACTTGTGTACAGAATGTTTGACAGTCTCTATTGCTACCCATTGGGAGCTAGAGAACATGGAGTCAATACCTAATCATGGTGATATTACACAAGATGAGGTGTTGCAATTACAGGAGAACTATGATAACATCTTAAGTAGTATAAAGGATTACTAAAGAAATAAACTAATGGATAATACTACATTAGTACTACAGGAGGACTTATGACTACTAAAGTTAGGCGCTGGAATCCTGTGGCAAAACATGACCACAACAAAGGAGGCGCACATAAAGACAGGAAGAAGGATGCCAAAAAGTACCAATCTAGGGGTAAGCGGTTGACAAAGCCCCATGAACGTGAGATACTATAGGTGTTCCTGCGGGAACTTATTTCAACAACGGAGATTATTCCAATATGTCAAGTCAAGTTATCGAAGGTGTGGTGAACTTCTCAAACGTCACCAAGCACGATGTGTACAACGGTCAGGACACTGGCACGTTCAGCATGACAATCACCATGTCTGAGGACGATGCGGCAACACTGGCGGCACAGGGTGTTAAGATCAAGGACTACGAGGGCAATAAACAGCGCAAGTTTAAGTCCAAGTACTCTATTGGTATGTACGATGCTGAAGGCCACACGTACACAGGAGAGGTTCCGTATAACTCCCGTGTGCGTCTGAAGTACAAGACAGGTCCAGCACACCCTGTCCACGGCACACCAGTGTATTTGGAGGCTGTGAAAGTGCTAGAGGAAGCAGAGGCGTCACCGGAGGTGGCTGACTTCTGATGGAATCTAAATTCCTACACCACGAGGAATGTCCCAAGTGCGGTAGTAGGAACAATGTGGCGGTCTACTCTAACGGTGGTCGCCACTGTTTCTCTGCCGACTGTGACTATCACGTAAACGGCGAAACAGGAGAGGAAACACAGGTGTCAACACCTAGTAGCCTAAACATGGGCGGAGTGGTAGCTGAGATTACCGACAGGCGTCTGTCTGCTAAGACCGTGAAGCACTATCAGGTCACAGTAGAGTACGATGCCAACGGTAAGATCGCTAGGCACTACTACCCGTACTATGACGTAGACACAGGCGAGCTAGTAGCCGCTAAGTCTCGCGTAGTCAAGACCAAAGACTTTTTATCGTCGGGTACTATGTCTAACGTAGGACTGTTTGGTCAGAAGCAGTGCCGTGGTAGGGGTAAGTTTATCACGATCACTGAGGGCGAACTAGACGCCATGTCTGTCTACGAAATGTTCGGACAGAAGTACGATGTGGTGTCACTACGGGCAGGAGCAGGAGGCGCTGCCAAAGAGATCAAGCAGAACTTAGAGTGGCTGGAGGGCTACGATAACGTTGTCTTATGCTTTGACCAAGACAAGGCAGGAGAGTTAGCAGTAGAGCAGATCAAGGATCTGTTTAGCCCCAACAAGCTGAAGATATGTGACCTACCCCTAAAGGATGCTAGTGAGATGCTCATGGCTAACAGGGTGCAGGAGTTTACACAGGCTTGGTGGGACGCAAAGGTGTACAGACCGGACGGCATTATTGCTGGTGCTGACACATGGGAGGCGCTGGTAAACAAGCGTCAAGTTCAGAGCATACCGTACCCGTGGGACGGACTAAATGAAATCACAAGAGGACACAGACCTTACGAACTCGTCACTATCACTAGCGGCAGTGGCATGGGAAAATCCCAATTTATCAGAGAACTTGAGTACGATTTACTGCAACGGACAGAAGCTAACATTGGTGTACTTGCACTGGAGGAGGATGTCGCAACAACAGCTTTGGGAATCATGTCTGTGGCGGCGTCTAGAAGGCTCCATTTGGAGGAAGACCTTCCTGCGGATGCACTCAGACCGCATTGGGAATCAACGATGGGGTCTGGAAGATACTATTTGTTCGATCACTGGGGATCAACGTCAGCAGATGAGCTTCTCAGCAGAGTACGGCACATGGCAAAGGCTTGCGACTGCAGGTACATCATTCTCGACCATTTGTCAATCGTTGTTTCTTCTCAAGAGAACGGCGATGAGCGTAAGGCCATAGATGAGATTATGACAAAGTTACGTACACTGGTTGCTGAGACAGGGATCACATTGTTTCTCGTGTCACACCTACGGCGTAGCTCTGGCACAGCACACGAGGACGGTGGGCGAATTAGTCTGCAGGACTTACGTGGTTCACAGTCTATCGCACAGCTGTCTGACATTGTTATAGGCATGGAGCGTGACCAGCAGAATCAGGATGAGGACATACGTAACACTACCACGGTACGTATCCTCAAGAATCGCTACTCTGGTGAAACTGGTCCCGCCTGCTGGCTACGGTACGATAAGTTTACCGGACGTATCCACGAGTGCGCCAACCCTAACCCACCGGAGACAGAGTTTTGAACATTGTCTACTGTGACATTGAAACTGACGGACTAGACCCTACAGTTATCTGGTGTGCTGTCTGTCGCCACAACGGAGAGAGCGAGGTAATCTGCAATGAAAAAGACTTCAAGGCGTATGTATCGCGTAAAGCGCCGGTACTGTTCGTTTTGCACAACGGAATTGGCTTTGACGTTCCTGTGGTTGAGCGTCTTTGGGACTTTACTTTTGACAGGGCTATGGTCACTGATACACTAGTACTCTCTAGACTCGCTGACCCTAGTCGTTCTGGTGGACACTCTCTGCGGAACTGGGGCAACATCCTAGGCTTCCCCAAGGGCGATCACGAGGATTGGTCGCAGCTAACACCAGAGATGATCGACTACTGCATCCGTGACGTAGAGCTAACTGAGGCTGTGTACAGTAAGCTACGGGTGGAGCTAGACGGGTTTTCTAGAGAGTCACAGGATCTAGAGCACGAGGTGCAGTGGATCATACAGGGACAGGTGGAAAACGGGTGGCTACTGAATCAACGGCTGTGCCACACACTGTGTGCTAAATTCAAGGAGCGTATGTATGCTATTGAAGAAGAGTTACAGGAAGTGTTCCCGCCAATTGTCGAGGAGAGGTGGTCAGATAAAACGGGTAAGCGCCTTAAAGATAAAGTCACGGTGTTCAACCCCGGCTCCCGGCAACAGGTGGCAGAAAGACTTGAAGCTAAGGGTGCTGTATGGTCGGAACTCACCCCATCTGGTAGGCCACAGGTGGATGAGAAGACACTCGAAGAAAACAAACATATACCGGAAGCTGTTTTGGTTCTTGAGTACCTTCTACTCCAAAAGAGATACGCCCAAGTATCTTCATGGTTAGAGCACGTACAGGATGACGGCAGGGTACACGGCAGGGTAACAACCAACGGTGCAATCACGGGGCGTATGACACACCAGAGTCCCAACATGGCACAGGTTCCGTCAGTTAACTCTCAGTTTGGAAAGGAGTGCCGCGACTGTTGGATTGTACCAGAGGGACGTAGGCTGGTTGGTGTTGACGCCAGTGGACTAGAACTAAGGATGCTTGCTCACTACATGGGCGACGAGGAGTTTACAGATGTCTTGCTTAGAGACGACATTCACACCAGAAATCAAACTGCTGCAGGACTTGCAACAAGACCTCAAGCAAAGACTTTCATCTATGCTTTCCTCTACGGAGCAGGAGACGCCAAACTTGGAAGCATCGTCGGAGGAACTGCAAAAGATGGCTGTACGCTTAGGCAGCGATTTCTACGAAATACACCTGCTCTTGAAGCTCTACGAGAACGAGTTGGACAAGCTTCTAGGAAAGGGCATCTCACAGGACTCGACGGACGAAAGCTCTGGGTCAGATCAGAACATAGTGCATTGAACACTCTCCTGCAGGCGGCTGGTGCTATCATTATGAAACGTGCGCTGGTCCTGCTAGATGACTACGCAACACAGCACGGGATTGATTACAGTTTTGTAGGGAACGTACACGATGAGATACAATCGGAGGTGGTTACAGAACAAGCAGAGAAGTACGGGTGGCTCGCGGTGGAGTGCATCAAGGCGGCTGGGATTTCTTTTGAACTCCGGTGTCCACTCGACGGAGAGTACCAAGTTGGATCGACATGGGCAGAAACGCACTGATCCTAAAGACAGGAGATGCGTATGGGATCTGGAGAATGAGGGATGAGTGATTGGTTTGCGAAAAGTATGACACGGTTCTTCCGTTTCTTTGCTGATGTGTTCTTTGCAAATAGGTACGGTAATCGTGCGGTTGTTCTGGAGACAATCGCCGCTGTTCCCGGCATGGTCGCTGGTATGTGGATCCACTTGAAGAGTCTGAGAAAGTTTCATAAAGGTAACGGAACAATGATTCACGAGTTACTAGCGGAGGCAGAAAACGAGCGAAAGCATCTGTTGTTCTTTATGGAGATAACTCACCCCAACGGGTTTGAACGGTTTGTTGTTGTAATGGCACAGTTCATCTTCTGGCACTACTACCTGTTGGTTTATGTCTTATCGCCAAAGACCGCACATAAGATGGTCTATTACTTTGAAGAGGAAGCAGTACGAAGCTACACCAGTTATCTACAGCAGATTGAGGAAGGCAAGATTGAGAATGTTCCTGCCCCACAGATTGCCATAGATTACTACGGGCTAGATAGTGATGCGAGGTTGTCTGACATGGTACGCAAGGTGCGGGACGATGAACAGAAACACGCTGACGCAAATTTAAACTGGGCGAGCTAATGGACCAGCTGTGTTTTTTTGAGCACGATGATCTGGGAGCAGGCCATGGGAAGGTGTGTTCAAAGTGTGACCAGTACTTACCACTGTACGCTTTCAACATGGCTTCTGGAGGCAACTATCTCAGGGCTGAGTGCCGCAAGTGTAACAACGAGATGCAGAAGGTTCGCCAGCGTCTCAGAGAAAAGCACGGGATGCCGCAGGAGGGCTATCACTGTCCTATTTGCAAAGGCTCTGAGGAGGATGTCAAAGGCAGAGGCAACACAAAGAACGGATCGTGGGTGCTAGACCATGACCACGAGAAAGAGACATTTAGGGGCTGGTTGTGCCATAAGTGTAACAGGGCGCTAGGCGGCTTTGACGATGATCCTGATAAGCTGGAAGCGGCTATCAATTACTTAACTGGACAAAACGATGAATAAACTTTACTCATTGGTAGATGACATATACAAGGTGGTGTCTACCAAAGAAGTACCTGAAGACGTTGATCTGTACGAAGAGATTGATCGCTTTGGTGAGAACTGTAAGCGTCTCATGTCAAACCTGTTCACAGAAAAGCGTGACGGACGCAAGCTGCGAATGTCAAACATAGGGCGTGATGATCGCTATCTGTGGAACGTAGTGAACAACTCAGACGTACAGGAGGAAATGACTCCTAACACCTACGTCAAGTTTATGTACGGGCATCTGATCGAAGAGATGCTATTGTTTCTAACCAGACTCTCAGGACACGAGGTGACAGATGAGCAGAAGCAGTGTGAAGTTGCGGGTATCACAGGCTCTATGGATTGTAAAATTGACGGTGTTGTCACTGACATTAAAAGCACTTCCTCTTTTGGGTTTAAGAAATTCAAGGATGGAAGTTTGGCTTATGATGATCCGTTTGGATACGTTGCTCAAATTAAGGGGTATGCACATTCAGAGGGTGAAACCAAGTTTGGCTGGTTAGCTATGGACAAACAGAACGGGCATCTAACGTACCTGATGTACGATTCTGAGGACACGCAGGCTCCTGTGTACGACAAAATTTCATACGACATAGAGGAGCACATCAACCGTGTAAAAAAGCTAGTAGAGCAACCGGAGCCGCCAGAGGTGTGCCACGAGCCAGTACCAGATGGCAAAAGTGGAAATCAAAAGCTCGCAGTCGGTTGTTCGTACTGTCCCTACAAGTTTACCTGTTGGCCCGGAGTAAGAACATTCCTGTACTCAAGTGGACCCAGATATTTAACAGAGGTGGTCAATGAGCCGAAGGTCGCGGAAGTCTAAACTAGGAAACTTTAGATCGGAGTTTGAGAGAGATGTCGCAACGCAGTTACAACCATTTGGCTTTAGCTACGAACCGTTCCAAGTCCCGTACAGGATCGAACGAAAGTACACCCCAGACTTTGTGTACCAACACAACGGACGAACGTATCTCATTGAGTGCAAAGGATATTTTCGCGCAGGAGACACGCAGAAGTATCGTTCGGTCAAGAACTGCCTCGCGGAGAATGAGGAACTCATATTTGTACTAATGAAACCTAATCAGAAAGTGAGCAAAAGTACCAAAAATACTATGGCTGAATGGTGTGACAAACACGAAATTTTATGGTATAATATAGACACGCTAAAGGAGTTAGTTGATTATGTCTCTGACACTAGAAGAAATTAAGGAGCGTCTGTTGCGGTTCTACGACCCTGACGATCTTCTGGAAGCCCTACAGATCTCATCTGAAGAACTGCTGGACAGGTTTGAAGACAAGCTGCTGCTTAGGCTGGACAAGTTTCAAGAGGATTTAGAGGAAGAATATGAGCATTGATAGCGCAACACCGAAAGAATGGGACACAGCAGTAGGTAAGCTGTACCACCCTCAAGACCAACACAACCCCGTGACACAACCGGATCACTACAACAAGGGAGCGATAGAGGCCATTGAAGCAATCAAGGCGTCCATGCACCCTCAAGAGTACAAGGGGTATCTCAAGGGGAACTGTCTGAAGTACCTGTGGAGGTACGAGTACAAGAACGGTGTAGAGGACTTACGCAAGGCCCGTGTCTATCTGGATTGGCTCATCAAGGAGGTTGCCTTATGAAAGTCATAGACGGGGGCTTTGGTAAAAACAAAGAAAGCAAAGACAACGTACCCACTAAAGAGTTTTTAGCCACGTTTGCTCTTAAGGCCAAAGACTACGAAGAATCAGGCAGAGACGTAAAAGCAATTGTCTTGATGTACGAGGACGGTGGCGTATTTGAAGTAGCATCTAACGAACAGTACCCTGACGGTGTGTTTATGCTACTACATATGTCAGCACACGCAATACTTAACGAAACGCTAGGAGTAACAATATAGATGGACGCATACCAACAGTACATACACAAGTCACGGTACGCCCGTTACCTTCCAGAAGAGAAGCGCAGGGAGACTTGGGAAGAAACAGTAAACAGGTACATCAACTTCTGGTCAGACCGTGGTGCTCTGAATGACTTTGATGTGTCAGAGCTATTTAAAGCTATCCACGATCTAGACGTAATGCCTTCCATGCGAGCACTGATGACCGCAGGAGAGGCTCTGGATCGTGACAACGTAGCAGGGTTCAACTGTAGTTACCTGCCTATCGACCACCCCAAGGCCTTTGACGAACTGATGTACGTCTTGCTGTGCGGCACAGGGGTAGGCTTCAGCGTAGAGCGTCAATACATTAGCAAACTGCCAGAAGTAGCGGAGACATTCCATGCAACCGACACAGTTATTAATGTTGCAGATTCGAAGATCGGATGGGCGAAATCGTTTAGGGAGTTGGTATCACTGCTGTACTCAGGTCAAGTTCCCGAATGGGACGTTAGCAGAGTTAGACCTGCAGGTTCCCCGCTCAAGACTTTCGGAGGCCGTGCAAGTGGTCCTGAACCTCTCGTCGATCTTTTCAAGTTCACAATTGAACTCTTTCAGGGAGCAGCTGGACGAAAACTTACGTCCATTGAGTGCCACGATCTTTGCTGCAAGATTGCTCAAATCGTCGTTGTCGGAGGAGTCAGACGAAGCGCCCTCATAAGCCTCAGTAACCTCACAGATGACCGCATCCGACGATGCAAGCACGGACAGTGGTGGGTAGATGAACCCCAGCGTGGTCTAGCGAATAACTCTGCGTGTTACACAGAGAAGCCAGACTTTGAAGCTTTTTTGAACGAGTGGACAAGCTTATATGAATCACGATCTGGTGAACGAGGTGTCTTTAGTCGAGTAGCAAGTCAGAAACAGGCGGCTAAAAACGGTAGAAGGGATAGTGAGTTCCATTTCGGTACGAATCCCTGTTCGGAGATAATATTACGCCCGTACCAGTTTTGCAATCTATCAGAGGTTGTTATCAGGTCAGACGATACACTAGCAAGCCTCAAACGAAAAGTACGAGTTGCGGCTATCCTTGGAACTCTACAGGCTACCCTGACTGACTTCCGTTACCTACGTAACGTGTGGAAGACCAACACAGAGGAAGAGGCATTGTTAGGTGTGTCGCTTACGGGCATCATGGATCACCCTGTGCTCTCAGGACGGGAAGATAAGGCTAAACTCAAGAAGTGGCTAACGGAGATGCGTAATGAGGCTATCGTCACTAACGAGCAGTGGGCTAAGAAACTTGGCATTAACCCTTCTGTCGCTATTACTGCGGTCAAGCCTAGCGGTACTGTTAGTCAGTTGGTCGATTCTGCTAGTGGGATTCACCCTCGCTACAGCAGTCAATATATTCGCAGAGTCCGTGCAGACTCTCGTGACCCACTTTGTGCCGTCCTAGAGGCCGCTGGTGTGCCTGTGGAGGACGATCTAATGTCCCCCAGTACACGGGTATTCTCCTTTCCTATCGCGTCTCCTGAGGGCGCTGTGACAGCCTCAGACATGGGTGCTATGGAGCAGTTAGATCTGTGGGAGATATATCAGGACTACTGGTGTGAGCACAAGCCGTCTATGACCTGCTACTACAGGGATGAGGAGTTTCTAGAGGTGGGACAGTGGTTGTACAACAAGTTTGACAAGGTAAGTGGTATATCTTTCTTGCCCTACTCAGACCACACGTACCAGCAAGCGCCGTACGAGCCTGTGGACAAAAAGACGTACAACCAGATGGTTAAGGACTTTCCAAAGGAAATATCGTGGGATATAGAAGAGGCCAGCGATATGACTGAGGGGTCACAACAACTGGCTTGCACAGGGAACAACTGTGAGTTATGACATGAAGAATATGGAGTAACCGCCGTCCTTCTTGGCTACGTCCTCTGGCTTGTCTTTCGGGTCATGGGGCGTAGTCATTCCCATTTCTTTCATGCGTCTAATCTTGTCCTTTGACTTCTCACACATAGAGTGGTAATCAATCGACGTGTACGACACGCTGTGGTTATCGTTGTTGTTCTTGGTCTTCACGTAAAGCTCCTCCTGTTAGCATACCAACCGTGGCTACGTTTTTGCCTACGTTGATATAGTCTTGTAATTGCACTGGTCCACTGTAGTCACGCATGACTCTTGCTTGGTACTGTACGTTGCTTTCTCCCTTTTGCTTAGGCATACCCGTTATTTCTTCTATACGAGCAACGCTTTCTTCAGGCCTTGGTACTCCTCTTTTCTCTGATGATTTGGTTCCAGCCTTAAAGGAAAAAATTGGAGTTGTGTTTAGCAGCGAGTTTCCTCCGGGTGGTTTCATTCCAAACATATCGTGACCGTCAGAGATCATTGTGTATATCATGTCGTTTTTAGTATCAATAGCTACAAAATCATTAACGCCGCCCAAGTCTTGTGCTGAAGATGCGTGGTTTTCTTGGAAGGCGTACACCCCGTTTCCTTTGTCGGTTATCCGTGCTTGTGGTGCTTTGTCAAAGAAATCCAACACTAATTGCTGCTGTTCGTTTATCTTGTAGCCTTTTTGCTGACGTATCTTCATGCGCCAGTATCTATTAATAAGTACAGACCTTTTTATTCCGTCCTTAGTTACTATGTCGTCTGGAAGTTGGCCTCGTGTTGCTGCCAGCCTTACGTTGTCTGAGTGTGCGTGTTTAGCAATAGTCACAAACTGAGTGTAAAACTCAAGAGGGTCAACGTTAGGTAAAGCTTCTCTTGCAGACTCCATTATTTTAGAACTAGCTAAAGAAGAAATACCGGCGGGAGAAGTTCCTCTGACTATTCCCGTTGCCTCTCCTTGCAAAGCCTCTCCTGTCTCTGGTCTGCGTATAACCAATGATGTTTGCCCCGGATCACTAGACGTGCCGTGAACCCTCATTAGGTGAGTGTGAGCTGCGTCTACAACGTTGTCCGGTATATCATCGGTATAAGACTTGAGTCCTTCTTTGACACGGGCTGTATTGCTGGCATCAGTCCAATCTTGTGCATATCTTTGCACCTCAATTGTGTTTCCTACCACAGTATCAAGAGGTGGGGAAGTTTGATTTCGTCGCTGTGCTTCCATAAAAGCACTTGCCATTGCGTTGCCCTGCTGGGTTGTCATTGTTTCTTTTGACCCCCCTGTTTCGGAGTACTCACGCCCTCTGGCTGGCCCTGTGCCAACAGTCCTGCGGTACTCTTGCCCTGCTGGAGTAAACCCTTGTCTTATTGCGGTAGGGACGTTAGGTCCAGCAACCTGTGCTGTGCGATACAGTTTCATTGCTGGGTTAGGGGACTCGTAAAATTTAGGTATATCTGTCGGGGTGTTATCAGCCACGGCTTTTAGAGATTCCCTAAGAGCGCGAGGAGCCGCCTGCATTAAACCTATGTCCATCACAGCGCCAGTAGCAGCAGCAGCCCGTGGGTTCTGTTGTGCAAGCTGTAGGGCTTGTTGTCCAACCCCAGTGTCCATAAGACGCTCTGTTACGCCAAAATTAGGCATAAGGGTAGTGAACAGTCCTGTCACCGGAGACATGAGTTTATTAAAACCACCGGCAGTGCTGAGAGCAGTGCTCGTTAAAAAGTTCTTAGCGGCTTCTGCGTACTGCCCCTGTTGCAAGTTAGGAATTACTCTGTCTCCGTAGTCCCTGCCCTGTTGTGTTTGCGCAGCAGCGTCTGCAAACGCTTCAGCTATGTTTCTGCCCAGAGGAACACTGAAGTCTCCGCTTGCCTCTGCCATAGCAGTATCAAAGTCTTCTGATCTTGCTGTTTCTCTAGCAATAGCGTCTGTTACCCAACTCATGCTATAGCCCTCAATTAGCCGCTGATTTTAACGGAGGTCGTCTTTCTTTGCTTTCTTGTTCAGCGTCTTCCATGTACCCTTTATAAATGTTTATAATTGCTGCCCTGTCTAAACGCAACTGTTTTATCATCTCTGGGTCTTTGGCTACTTTTAGTGCCTTATCAATGCCCTCTACAGTTAAACGTAGTTCTTTCTGATAGTAGGCTTTTGACAACACTGCTTTCCCTGCTTTGTAGCCCCAGATAGGAATGTACAGTCCAGCCATCATAGCCATCATTTTCGGAGCACCTACTGCATTTATAGTAGCTGCCTGCGCTAACGGCGTTGACGGAAGAGTCATGTTCAGCGCCGCCATGTTTTGTCGAACCCTAGCCATAACTGTGCTACCCTCAGGGTACTTAGCGTTAATAGTTTCCAGAGCTTGAATCAGATGAGACTGTTCTCGCAACAACTGCCTCGTGTTGGACTTGGTTGCTTTTCGGCTCAGGGGTGACGTAGGCACTGCTTCAAACGCATCAAAGTCTATAGAGTCGTTTAGTACGTTGCGTATTATGTCGTAAATATCAACCCTAGCGGTAGCTTTCTTTTTACCGTCTGCTTTTTTAAAGCTATCCTTACCAAATTTTGTTCTTCTAAAGTCATCAATGGCTCGCCTAGCCTTTAGTATTTCAGCGGGAGTATTGCCAAATTGAGACAACGTTGTTTGAAGCTGGTTCATAGCCTCCTGTAGTTGTTTATTGGTAATACCAAGTCCCGGAAATTTATTCCGGTACGCTATAAGCCTAGCTTTAGCTGACTCTAAAATTCTTGCTTTTGGTATTTCAACTTGCACGTTTGCTAGTGCTTTTTGTAGCCTTTCTTCTAACGTATCAATAGCAAGCTGTAAGTCTTCTGCGTTTGTCCTATCTGTTCGTGTTGGGTCAACCCGTGTGTGTTTAGCTACCGTTTCAATCTGATCTATTTCAGCCTGAGTCAACACAGTTTGTTGGGTACGAAACGGCCCTTGTGGTGCAGTTGTTTGTTGGTTTGTTTGAGACGCTGTTTTGTTAGGTGCTATAACCCTCCAAATACCCCTCTGTCGTCCTGACAAACGGTTTACCTGCCGTGTTTTAGGATCAACAAAAGCAGGGTCGGAAGTGCCTTCTGGTGTTTTAGCTATGGGTTTAGCGTTTGGTCCTCTCCTGAACCAAGGTACAATGTTAAAAGCACTTTCGACAACCAAAGCAAAATCAGGGTGATTATCTTTAAACTCAAACCAACTGTCTTCTCCCATTATTAACGCTTGCTGTGCTTGTTTTCCAAGCGGGTGCTCATAAAACGCCTGCATAGCATCCCGCATAGCCTGTGCTGCCGACTCTTCTACTGAGTCAGGTATGGCGTAACTCCAGCCATCTAGAGACATATTAAAAAGTTCTCCAGTAGCGTCCCAACCCAAACCAGCCAACTGTCCTGCAACGCCAGTTACTTGTGTTGTTAAAGGCAAACCTTCTGCAAACTCTCCCCTTTCCATTACTATATCAGATGCTTTTTGAAACCTTTGTGTTGCCGCTTCTGATAACCGTTGTCCCGCCCTTTCAAGAGGCGTACTTGTGTCATTCATAATTGGCCTTGGTGGGGTAGGATTAGGCATCTGCTCGTAAATTTTTTGCAGGTTTTCAAACTCATCTTGAGTAAGTTCCGTAGCAGTAAAAGGCGCTCCCATGTTTCCTGTTCCCAAAACAGGAGTTGCTACCGCCAGCATTTCTTCTGCTTCTTCTTGTGTTAGTTCCCGTGATTCCATTTTATCTTAACCTTAGTTTGGTACAACACGATAGAATTTTAGATTTCCGTCTTTATCTGCTGGCATAGTAACCGTGTAACTGTCGTCTGGGTTTTGTGCGACTTCTCCACCAAAGTCTTCTCGCCAAGCCTCAACAAAGTTTTGATCCGTCCAGTTCGTGTTTTCTAACCACGTAATCGTTGGAACGTTACCTTTTCCGTGTTGCTCTATTAGCCTGCCTTTAATAATCAGTGAATTATAGTAGCCTCTGATTTTTTTCAAAGACTTAAGTAGTTCTTGCGGATCTCTAAGAGTATCCAAGCTGGCTATTGTAGACTGAAGCAACGCATTTTCAATGTTAGAAACCTGACCTAAAGTAGACCCTGCCGCTTTAATTGACAGCAGTTGGTCAAAGCCTACGTTT